TACCGTTGTCCTCTACCTTAACGATTGAGATAGCTGATTCGTCTAGTCTTTTCTTAGATGCTCCAGCATTCTTGGAGACATCCTCGAAGCCAGCTAAGTCAATAGCTATCACGTAGGAACCGTAGGCTGGTTCAGGGCTGTACTTAATCCAATCCTCTTTCAAGACATCTTGACCTGCGTTATCGAAGCTAGATAGGTATTCCTGCTTGAAGGCAAAGGAGCTTAGAGTCCTCTCAGCTGCTTCAATCTCCTTAGGATCGATAGTCTCGTTATCTTTGGTTGTGAAGTGCCATGACTGCCACTCTTCGTCCTTACCTTCTTGTCCTAGGTTGAAGACATCATAGAACCAGTTACGTCCACTAGGGGTACTGATGAATAATGCTCTACCCTTTTTGTCTGACAGAGAAGCTCGAATGATCTTCTGCCATGTGTCTTCTTTGATAAAGGCACACTCATCTAGTACTACGTAGGTGAGAGACACACCCCGTAGAGAATCAGGGTTATCAGCACCTCTAACGAGAATCTTCCTACCGTTGACAAGGGTAATCTCAAGGTTATTAACGTGGGAAGACTTAATAACAGGACGACCAAGATCATTCAACAAGTCCCACATAATAGTTCTAGCTTGTCCTAAGGTAGGAGCTATGTACATCACAGCTGACCCTTCAGGACAGTTTAGAGCCTCTATGAGCAAGGTCACAGCTGAGAGCCTAGACTTACCACAACGTCGTCCAGCAGCTACAACCTTGAAGCGATGGGAGTCTTTAAAGACCTCTTGTTGCCATTTAAGGAGTTGAAAGTTAAGAGCCGTCATTCCTCGGTATCCTTAACCTCAACGTCTGTAACATCGTAAGGCGTGCTGCCGTACTGAACTTCCTCAGCTTCGACAGTAGGGACACCAAGGCCAGTAATGTTAATGCTAATAGAAGGAGTACCAGATCCTTGTTTTGTTTGTTCGAAAGCACTGACGGGCATTATCCTATCTACGACTAGCTTCCATGCAGCTGCTTGGTTCTTATGATCATCATTGAGAGCAGCATTGAGGATAGTCTCTAAGACTTTGGCTGACTTAGGGGAGTTAAGCATCCTAGCTTTGTACTCATCAATAATAGCCTTGTCTCCCTTAGGACGACCTAAGGTACCTCTATTCTTGGACTTCTTAGCTACTATCTCACCCTTCTTGGGCCTACCTCGTCCTCGCTTGAGAGAATCCAAGCTACTAACCTTGAGTTCTGTGCTCTGTTCCATCTTTGTCCTTATAGGAGATAGATAATAATAAATAACAATAGGGAATACACTACCTATAGTACTCTAGAGTACCTAGTAAGTTTCATTAACGTACAAGAATCTTAATGAAGTATATTATACTACTTTATTTACCTCTTGTGTACAACTTAGGAAGTTGTCCATTGAAGTAAACCTCATTAAGAACTTCCCGTATTAACTAAGTAGCCCGTCTACTTAGATTTTCATTTGAGTTCTTGGAAGGATAACCTTCAATGAGAATTATATAGTACTTTTCTCATTTGTCAAGTACTTTCTCATATTTATTTAGTCTACTGTCACATAGGTGACTACATAGACCTCTTGTGTCCACTTTCATGACCTCAAGGGCCTATGGTAGCCCTCCTGTGCACAGATTATCTCCACAGATCTAACCTGTCCCTAATTAGTTCCATAACTTCTTTGATTTTATTAGACTTTTTAGTCATTATTGTCTACTTTCTTAATTACTCTTTTTTGTGTACTTAGGAGGCTCCCACAAAAAGTAATCACCAAAGCCCACCCCTCCCCCCTATCAAGTACTCCAAAGGTTCTAAGTAGTAACCCTAAGTGTTGTATTTACACAACAGTCACTCTGAAGTGTTGTATAAAAGAGACACAGTGAGGGACTATGTAGCACCTATTTAGTATAACTATTTAGATCTAAGGGTAAACACCTAGTCACTGAAGTGTGGTATAAAAACAACAGTCAGTTTCGTGTAAGCAAATCTGCACCAAAACAGTTAAAAGTTATCCACAGTTTATTCATTATGGGGCATAAGTGCACACTATCAGTGCATCAATAGTGTTGCATAAAAACAACACATAAGACAATAGGTTACATTATAAGACAATACAATAAATAATTAATACTGTAGCATTACAAAATCATAGTTGGCATGGTACGTGCAATATAAACTACGTTATCAACACACAATCAAGGGGCTTAAAATGCACAATCAAGTAACAGATAAAATTATCTATGTCTTAGGGTTTATCTCTATTGTAGTTATCTGGTTAACCGCATAAGATATACATTCATTCAACTACTTATCAAGGATCGATACATTATGCAACAGTTTAAAATTATCCCTATTGTCGCTATGTCTAAAAATCAAGGCGCAACAGTATGCGGTAGCTTATCAGTTACTAGCAAAATGCCTTGCAAGAGCTATAGCTTACCCACGGAGGCGTGCATTACCGGTTATGCTATGTCTAAAATCAAGGGTTCAATATGCGCCTCTTGCTATGCGGATAAGGGTAACTATGCACGCTATGCAAATAATATTAAACCAGCACAATTCGCACGCCTTGATAGCATCAATAGCGAATATTGGGTTTCAGGCATGGTAGCTCTAATAGGCACTGATAAATATTTCCGGTGGCATGATAGCGGAGATCTACAATCCGTTGATCACTTAGAGAAAATCGCTAGCGTCGCTGTTGCAACACCTGATTGTATGCATTGGTTGCCTACAAGAGAATATGGGATTATCAAGGATTTTATTGCAAAACATGGTAAGTTACCTGATAACTTGATTGTGCGTTTATCAGCAATGTACCCTGATAAACCCGTTATCGTACCAAAATCCTTGCAAGGTGTTAAAAATATAGCTATGTCTAATGTACATACCGTCGCGCCTATAGGTAACGCATGCGTTGCACCTAAGCAAGGTGGAGAATGCAAGGATTGTCGCGCGTGCTGGTCAAATGAAACCGTATCGTATGCAATGCACTAAAATTTAAGGGTATCACTATGTCTAAAAATAATACCGCGTGGGTTTTAGAAGGTTTAACTGTAACGGGGCTATATCTTGATAGCATACCGGTAACGGGTAAGATAACGCTATCAAGGGTTAAATACGGGGGCACTGTATCGCATCACCTACAATTAGATAAACCCGTTAACGTATACGGGGCGATGCGCGATAGCGTCATTTTAGACAATCATCAAATACAATCAGTAAAGGGTTAACTTATGATTAAAACAATGCTAGCAAAGTATAGGGGCACGTGCGCCGATAGCGGAGTTGCTATATCCGTGGGGGATGAAATCCAATATTGTACTGTTACCCGTCGCGCATGGTTAACTGAACATGGGGATTGTCGCACGTCAACGGATAATGGTAAATATATTTCTGACGTTATACGTATAGGTAAAAACGAATTTTATAGGAATAAACAGGGGCGATGCATCGATGCGCCTTGCTGTGGGTGTTGCACTATTTAAGCCACTATACGTAGAATGCCACTGTAAGCCCTTGATTGTAGGGTTTACGGGGTTATTTTGCCCGTCACTTATCAAGGATCGATTATGTCTAATATTCCTCCATTAACACCACGTCAAAAAGCGTTGATTGTCTCGAATGTACTTAAGGCGTGCACTGATATCGAAAAGCTTAACAGCACGGGTTATAAGTATTTATACCTATGCTCAGGGTTTATCGCTCATTACAATTTGAACGGGTTCAAAGCTTACTATAGCGAACACTCTTTAAAGCGTGATATTGAACGGAATTACCGACAAAATCAGTGGGCTAATTTCCGTGACGGTGACGAACACGCGGGTTATTATCATTCGAAACGTGACGTATACAATGCCATTTTAGGCGGGCTTGTAGCGCGTGACGAATTGGACGCACTGGTTTTCATGCGTGATCATTTTGAAATTATCCATGTAAGGGGCTAATATGCTAAACAATAACGACTTCTTAGCCCTTGAACGCCGATTGTGGCGCGAAGGGAACCCTTTGTGTGACGAATTAGTCTCTACACGGGATGAACTGTTACATTTGCTCTCAATATCTAAGAAGATACTACAAAAGTATTCACCTGCAATCAATGAATTGTCATCTGTGGATGATCTCGAATTTTTTAAAGAATGGGACTCATTTGGGGACTCAATCGACAACTTAAACTATGATCTTGGAGTGAAAGAATGACACACAGCGAATACATGAGCTTTTTTGAGCGTTGGCTACAATATCAATTCCCACGGGTTGAAGATGATTGGGATAACTTCTACATTCTTAAAACTGTGGCGGCTATTGTCAGGGATGATGACGATCTAAAAGACTGGTCTAATCGGGACTGTTGGTCTATGTATTACCACGCAAAAGAAGCAATGGAGGCTAAAGCATGAAGACATACAATGTATATGTAGAAGACACAAACGGGAATTATCACAGCGACTATACCATTGAGGCAGAATCTGAGGCTATGGCTTACGATCTAGCCTATGAGAGGCACAATTTCGCTGATATGACCATCTATGTCGATCTTGACACGGATTCAACAATGCTGCAAGATGCCTTTTTCGATGGGAAGCACCCATTAGATGCCTTTCCGTCTATCTTTGGAGGTAAACCAGTATGACATTCGTATTTGTGTGTTACTGTATCGACTACATCATTGCGGAGGACTTGTGGTAAAAATACAACATACGTGGCCTTTCCCGTTTGAGTGTCCACCTAAGCCTTGGACACCTGAGCAACAACGCGAGTATGATCAACAGCAAAGGGCTAAAGTGCCTGATGCACCTATGATTGTAAGTTTCGTGTAAGTTTCGTATGCTAAAGTCTTACCTTTATAGCTTTATGAGGGTAAGTTATGGCTACACGCAAACACAGACAAGATTTAATCAAAATGCACCATCACAAGTACACTCGACACTATACGACAGAGGGTTATTATTGCTTTTATTGCGGTGATCCTGCCGAAGGGTTAGATCATGTGCCACCGATTAGCTTAATTGACGCTATGCCGTACAAAAAGAGGAAAAAAGACAGGATTCCTGCCGTAACTGTGGCTTGCTGTCAGGAATGTAACTCTGCCTTGTCTAGCCGTAGGCTTTCAACTGTAGATGATCGCTTGATGTTTCTAGAATCGTACTATGACGCTAAGTTTAAAAAGCAAAACGCCATGTGGACAGAAGACGAAATTCAAGAACTAGGTCATTCATTACAAGCAAGCGTTCGAGCAAGGCAAGAACAGTTACAACGATACATTCACAAAATCAGGGGAATTCAACGCCGCCATGCCATGATTGAGACACATCCTACCTTTGAAGAACATTCAAGGGAAGAAGAATTGCTCAAAGATGCCATTTAAAACGATTTTAAGGGGTCTAGAAGCCTCTGAAACATTGAACACCAATTCCGCAACACCCTAACCATGAAAGAGGCTATAAATGCACTGCGTAAACTGCGACCGTTTGCTAAGTGATTTCGAGGCAACCCGTAAACACGCCATTACATTTCAGTTCTTAGACTTATGTAAAGTATGTTTCGAGGATGTGAAGACAATCATCCCCACAATCGACAATCGATCATTGATGACAGAACAGGACTTCGATACCGATGAAGATGACGATATGGACACAGGGGATTCTACAGGCTTAGAAGATCTCCATATTAGTAACTATAGAGAAGACTCTGTAGACTATGACGAACATTAAGAACATTAAAGTAATCATTAAAGTAAATACTACTTTATTGTTTATCTTTAACACTTCATTAAAGTATTAAGGGGATAACATGAAAGATTCTATGTCTACAAACGATGAAGAAATTAGAGATCAGACTCTAATGAACGAAGAATTCCACTATGTCCATACAATGAATGCTTTCGTTGAATTGATTGTCATTTACGGATATGATAAAGTAATAGGTGATTTACGAACAACTATGGGGAATAGGACATGGTAGACACTAAAACCTGCACGTATTGTCTAATCGAAAAAGAACTAGATGCTTTTGGAAAAAACAAACGTAAAAAAGATGGTCTTCAATCTATGTGCAAAAGCTGCAATAATCAATGCACTTTAGAATGGCATAGGAAAAACAAAGAACATCTTTCAGAATATAAGAAAGAGTGGAAAAAGAACAATAAAGCATTAGTAAATTCTGGAAAAGCTAAACGTGTTGCTTTAAAACGACAAACAACTAAAAATGTTTTAACTGCTTTTGATAAGTTATACATTAAATGTTTGTACCAAGTCGCAGAAATGCGAACCCGTGAAAGCGGTCAATCTTGGCACGTAGATCACATTGTCCCCTTACAAAGTGATAAGGTTTGTGGTCTCCATGTTCCCTCAAATTTAAGGGTAATTTCAGCTTTTGACAACATGAGCAAAAGTAATCGAAGTTGGCCTCAAATGTGGGAAAGGTAACAAATCATGGTGATAAGTTTGTTTGTCTTTGTCTTAACTTTAATCAAGGTGTCACT